CTTCGCAAGGCTCTCAAGCAATTTTCTCCTGATCTCGACAAAGAGACTCGTGATGAGATGGTCGGATTCCTCAAGCCAATCGTAAAGAAGGCTAGAGGATTTCTTCCATCTAACTCAGAGGCTCCATCTGGATTCGTAAAGCATGAAGTAAAGACCGCTAAGTTCCCGATGTACGATGCGGCTGAGGCTCGTCGAGGAATTGGTTACAAGCTCACTCCTACTAAGCCTAATCGCCAGGGATGGGTGCAATCCGTATCGATCCACAATAAGACTGCAGCAGGTGCGATCGTTGAGACCGCCGGACGCAAGTCTGGAATGACTGGCAATTTCTCACCAAGGTTTCAAGGTTCATTCGCAGGCCGTAACAAGATGCAAGGCCGTGCGATGTTCAAGGCTTACGATCAAGATCAAGGCAAGGCCAAGGTCGGAGTGATCCGAGCCCTAGAGAAGGCCGCCGCAAAGTTTAACGCGAAAGGCAATAACAATGGCTGAGTTACGGATTCCGATTGTCGTCGAGAATAAAGGCAAGAAGGCACTCGGCGACACGAGCAAAAGTGTCAGCGCGCTTGATAAGGGAGTAAAGCGATTAGGTGCAAGCCTTGCAGCAGTATTCGGGACTCAGCAGCTTCTCAAGTTTGCTAAGAATGCATCGAAGGCCTTTATCGAGGATGAAAAGGCTGCCAGTCGTTTAGCCCTAGCAGTTAAAAATCTTGGATTAGAATTTGAGTCTCCACGCATTGAGCGTTATATCTCTGATTTATCCAGGATGTCTGGCGTTACCGATGATCAATTACGTCCAGCAATGCAACGCCTATTGCAGACCACTGGCTCAGTTGCTAAGGCTCAGGAATTACTTACCCAGGCAACTGACATCGCCGCCGGGTCTGGCGTGGATTATGAGACAGTCGTCAATGATCTTAGCCTTGCTTACGTCGGTCAGACTCGTGGACTTCGCAAGTATTCGCTAGGACTTTCTCAGGCCGAACTTAAGACCATGAAGTTCGCGGATGTCCAAGAACGACTCAATAAGCAATTCTCTGGCGCGAGTGCAGAATTTTTAACAACCTACGCAGGCAAGTTGCAACTAATCACAACCGCAGCAGGCGAGGCAAGCGAGAAAATCGGCGGAGCGCTTGTTGATTCCCTGGTCTCAGTATTCGCCGCAGGTGACACAACACAATTCGTAAACCAGATCGATACCCTTGCCACAAAGATTGCAGATACAGTCTCAGCAGTAGTATTCGGATTCCGTAAGTTATACGTCCTTACAAGCGATCGCGCCATCCTGGCTAGTTTCAACCCCTTCGATGACTATGAGAAGAATGCTCTAGCCGCAATCGATGCAGCCGAAAAGGCAGCAAAGTTAAGACGCAACGCGCCAGGCATGGGATATTTAGGTTCTCAGCCAATGGGTATCTATGAGACATCGGCACAAGTTGCAACTCGCAGAAAGTCCGAGGCTGATGCAGCCAAGCGCAATAAAGCATTAGCAGATATGCAGAAAAAAGGCCTAGACACACAGAAAAAGTCTTTAGCCCTACAGAGAGCATCAAAGACTGTCAACCTTGAGGCCATCGGTATTGAAGCAGCTCTTAAAGGTCAAATCAGCGAGACTGATCGCCTATCGCTATTGTTACAAAAGTCGATCCTTGAAGGTAACGCCAATCTTGCCACATCTTTATCAGATCAATTAGATGCAGCAGTTAAGCGACAGAATGAGCTTCGCCAGTCACTAATGACAACCCCAGAGGCTCCTAACCCTTATCGCAATTGGACACTACCCAGCGAGCTTCTAAATTATACGGCATCATCTCTCGGCGTATCTGTAGCACAATTACAGACTGCGCCAGTAGCCCCATCATCGACGTTCTCAGACGCTCAGATGGAATTAATGGCAGCAGTCAATTCATTTCAGAGCGCTAACCAGGCGGCAGTCAATGTCGAGGTTTACCTCGATGGAGATGTAGTAACTGGCGCAATCACTCAGAAGCAAGTCAATGATTCACTATCTGGCACATTCGCTTCAACTAACCGCTTCGGCGCTAAGGGCGCTATTGCACTATGAGTCTTCCTGCCACTATCTCGGTATCGTTCGACTTTAGCCAAGGCGCTACTTTCGGATATCCGTTTACTATTGGCGACCCAATCAACGGCGTTATCGGAGTATCCCAGTTCGCATCAACGGAAGTGCCTGATCCAGTAGTCGATCTCAGTAGCGTCACTCGATCGATCAAGATCAGCCGTGGCCGTAGCATCATGCGTGACACTTATGAAACTGGTAACTGCACAGTTCGAGTCTTAGATCCTGACTCATATTTCAACCCTCAGAATGCATCTAGTCCCTATTTTGGCTATCTGACTCCGCTTCGCAAGATTCGTGTAGCAGCTACTACTGCCACGACTCAGCACTTTCTATTTTCAGGCTATGTTGATTCTTACAAGTATTACTATCCAACAGGCCAAGAGATCGGCTATGTTGATATCGTCTGCTCAGATGCATTCCGCCTATTCCAGATGGCTAACGTCTCGACAGTAACCGATGCAACGGCAGGCCAGACAACTGGCACACGCATTACCAAGATTTTAGATCAAGTGTCATTCCCTACATCGATGAGAATCACCGACACAGGATCAACGACAGTCCAGGCCGACCCGGGGACATCTCGATCATCCCTCGCAGCTCTAAAGGCGGCAGAGTTCGCAGAGCAGGGCGCGTTCTTTATCCGTACAGATGGAACGGCTGAGTTCAAGGATCGCAACGATGTTGTAGGTTCCCTGGCTGCTGCGCCCATTGAGTTCAACCAGACAACAGGCATTCCTTACTCAGACCTTAGATACGCCTTCGATGACAAGCTCATCATCAACCAGGCAAGCATGACCCGTATTGGTGGCACGGCACAGACGGCAGTAAACGTTGACTCATCGGCTAGATATTTCCCTCATGGCACAACAGTCACAGACATGATTCCTCAGACAGATGCTCAGGTTCTAGACATTGCCAAGATTTATGTAGCCACTAGAGCTGAGACGACTATTCGCATCGATGCCATGACTGTCGATTTACTCGATACGGCAGTACCAACTGACACAATGATTGGCCTCGACTACTTTGACAATGTGAAGATAACCAACGTCCAGCCAGATGGCTCGACAATCGTCAAGACCTTGCAGGTGCAGGGCTTGGCATGGGATATAACCCCTAACAGTATGAAATGCACAGTAACAACACTTGAGCCTATAGTTGAGGGATTCATCATCGGATCATCGACCTACGGTATAATCGGACAATCCATAATGGGATACTAGGAGAAAACAATGGCAACAGGCTTTCCAGCTACAACGGGCGACATCTTTACGGCGGCAGACTATAACGGCCTCGTAACCTTTGATGTCATTGCCGATAAGACTGACGACTACACAGTCGCGATCGTGGACTCCTATCAAGTCCTAGTGTCTATGAACAAGGCAACAGCCGTAGCTCTCAAGATTCCTACCAACGCTACAGCGGCTATTCCAGTCGGATCTGTTATTACTATTCTTAACAAGGGTGCCGGGCTCTGCACTATCTCAGCAGTTACTTCTGGCACTACTACAGTTCTCTCAGCAGGCGCAGTTCCAGCCTCACCTACACTTGGCACCAATAAATCCGCGGCATGTGTGAAGGTGGCCGCGGACACTTGGTACATCCTTGGGGCTATTGGGTAATGCTTAATAATATCGTCGGCGTTATCTTTAGACAATTACCTTTACCAGCACCAACGACTGCTGATTATTTGGTCGTTGCAGGCGGTGGCGGCGGTGGTTCTCGTGGTGGCGGTGGAGCAGGTGGATTTAGAACTTCTACTGCCTTATCTTTAGGCGCGTCTTTTACCGTAACAGTCGGTGGCGGTGGCGCAATAAATACAAATGGAACCGATTCCGTATTTAAGACAATCACCTCAACAGGTGGCGGTAAAGGCGCAGCGACTACCAATGCCGGCAACGGTGGCTCTGGCGGTGGTGGCTATGACGATTCAGTAACAAATTTTACGGCAGGAACAGGAAACACGCCAAGCACATCACCATCACAAGGAAACAATGGCGGTGCAGGCGGTGGTGCTGATCGTTACACAGGCGGCGGTGGCGGTGGCGCGAGTGCCGTCGGTGGCGCTGGACAAAGTGGCCCAGTTCCTAGGGCAGGTGGCGCAGGCGGTAACGGAACGGCCAATAGTTATTCGGGCACATCGGTCACCTATGCTGGTGGCGGCGGTGGCGGTGGCGATACAGGTGGCGCAGGTGGCTCTGGCGGTGGCGGAACAGGTGCAACATCAGCGACAGACACGGCAACGGCTGGCGGAGTAAATCTAGGCGGCGGTGGTGGTGGCGGTCGAAGCGGTGCTGGCGTGCCTAAAGCAGGCGGTTCAGGAATTGTAATCATTGCCTATCCTGACACTTTCGCCCCATTGACAACTATTGGCGGAACACTTGTTTATGATGAACCGACTCGCAGCGGATTCAGAGTTTATCGTTTTACAGCAGGAACAGGAACGGTGACTGTCTAATGGCTCATTACGCATTCCTCGATGAGAATAATATCGTCACAGAAGTAATTACTGGACGTGATGAGACAGAAGTAGTTGATGGCATTACTGACTGGGAGCAAGCGTACTCAGAGGTTAGGGGTCAAGTCTGCAAGCGCACTAGCTACAATGGCAACATTCGCTATAACTATGCAGGGATTGGTTATACATACGATCCAATCGATGATGCGTTCATTGCACCTGCTCCATGCGATCATTCAGAATTGACACTTAACGATCTCAAGCGATGGGAGTGTGCAACCTGTGAAGCCGAGGCTAAGCAAGTCCGCAATCCAGCTTAGAGAGCAGATCGATGACGCATTCCCAGGTAGAGATCGAACTTCGGACGGCTGGATCGGCGATACAAGACACGCTGCGCGCAAGTCTGATCATAATCCAGATGCACAGGGATGGGTTCGTGCCATCGACATTGACCGCGACCTTGCAGGCAAAGGCAGGAAGCCCGATGTCATGCCTGACTTGGTCGATCAGGTTCGACTCCTTGCAAAGTCTGGCGATAAGAGAATCTCTTACATCATCTTTGACGGAAAGATCGCATCATCTAAGAAGGCTTGGGCTTGGCGTCCTTATGATGGGATCAATAAGCATAATCACCATGCGCATGTCAGCTTTACTATCAAGGGCGATGAAGACTCTACTTGGTTCAATATCCCGATGATAGGTGGTAAATAATGGAAGCAATTATCTATGCAACTCTTGGACTCATAGCGATCCCGGTCATCCGTACTGCGATCAAGTCCTACCGAGCTAAAAAAGCCGTTGCCGATATCGTTGTCGATGCTATCGAAGCCGCAGTAGATACGGTGGAGAAGAAGTGAACACAACTGACTTCATCACCCTTTACTTTGCCAGCCTTGCCGTGATCGGTGGCCTTGCAGGTTATGTCATTACCCATCTGCTTTCTGAAATTAAGAGACTGAATTCGCGTGTCGATGAGATTTACAACATACTTCTTGAGCGATAATTTTTGACATGGCAAGAAAGAAAGTAATCGATCTCGATACTTATTCACAGTTAGACGCATGGGCGATCAGCTTGCATGAGATGTACCGCGCACTAAGGCGAGCAGGTTTTGCAGTTGATTTATGCCTAGCAATTATCTCTGATCGAGATGCTTACCCTGATTGGATACTGCCATCGATCCCCGACCGCGTGGATCGCCTACCCTATGAGGACGACGACGAGGATTAAATGAAGCGCATAGTCATAGTGAGCGACCTACAGGTTCCGTTCCACGATAGACACGCAGTTAAGAATCTAGTTAGTTTTATCAGCAAGTTTAAGCCGCACGAAGTAGTGACAATAGGTGACGAAATTGATTTCAACACAATCAGCAAATGGGCAGAAGGAACCCCAGAAGCCTATGAACAGACTCTTGGAGAAGATCGCGATGAGGCTGTTCAGGTACTTTACGATTTACAAGTAACACAGATGATTAGGTCTAATCACACAGACCGCCTTTACACACAGATCATGCGCAAGATTCCCTCATTCCTGTCCTTGCCAGAGCTGCGCTTTGAGAAGTTTATGCAGCTTGACCAGTTAGGAATTACCTTTCATCGCAAGCCCTACAACATTGCTCCTGGCTGGATTGCCGTTCATGGGGATCACACGCCTATCAAGTCCCAGGGTGGTCTCTCAGCCCTAGAAGCAGCCCGTAGACACGGCAAGAGCGTCATCTCAGGACATACTCACAGAGCAGGCAGATCGTCCTTCTCAGAGGCCTCTGGAGGCCGTATAGGGCGTGTTCTGCATGGCGTAGAAGTAGGCAACCTCATGGACTTTAGCAAGGCCTCATATACAAAGGGATCGGCTAACTGGCAACAAGCCTTTGCCATCATGTACGTCGAGGGCAAGAACGTCCAGGTTGATCTGATCTACATCGAGAAGGACGGCACATTCGTCGTCTCAGGCAAGCGCTATGGACGACCTAGATAACGATCTTGATCGGGACATCGATGATCACATTGATGACGCAGAATCGTTACCGTTTCGTTATCTTAAATTCCTAAAATTCCCCCTTAGAGCGTGAGACAGTTGAGCCATCAACGAAGGGCGTTGATAGAAAGGCTCCAACATGTTTGATCCATCATTAGGCGACTTGGTTGCAATGATTGTCTTATCCGCACTATATTTTCATCTAGGCCGTATCGTCGGCATCCGCGTGGGCTACATCAAAGGACGTAAAGCAGTCCGGGATTACTACGCGTCAAAAGAAAGGGTGAGAGTGTGAAAGCAAGTGAAGTCCTATTATCAGCTACTGACATCATTGGAGACCGAGGACGAATATATGGTCATCCTCGTATCAATCAGACTCGAATCGCATT